TCCATTTCGGAGTGCCAATACTGGTTTATGCAATACCATGCGTGCCGATAGATATTGTCTCTCCAGTCCTGAACGCGTTCCAAAATAGGCGTCAGAGATAGGCGTCCGCCCGCAGCGGCAAGCTGGCGAGACCGGCCAGAGGCGTCATCGGGGAGGTTAGCACCAGTGACCGCGCTTGCCGGGGACAATCGCTGAATCTCTTCGCCGCTAATTTGCATAAACTGAACTTGCTCAGCCGATACGCTGATGTCCTGAACCGCGTAGCCGGGAGGCATGATGATGGTGCGCTTTGAGGCTTCGGCCCGGAGTGTTTCAGCGTCCACGGGCTGTGCGCCCGGTTCGGTCATTTGAATGACCTTGGACATCATATGTTTGAGGGCGACCGAGCGTCTGCTGTTGTAATCGTCTTGCGGGTAAATCAGCTTGCGCACCTCGCCATACCGCTGATTTTTCGCGTCAGGCGACAGCATGACGTTGCAGGACATCGCGGCGATGGGATGGCGCGAGACGCCCTTGTCGGTCGTGTATTGCGACGGACCATGATCCAAGACGCCCCGATGGCACCAGACCGCGTTCATCCACTGGCCGTCATCGAGGTAGTAGGTTTCGATGACCCGGATGGTGTCTTTGCCACGCGTCCACGGGCTGGCGTCGTCCTCGACATCCTTGTCCCATCCTTCGCCCTTTTCCATGTCGAGGAAATCAGAGTAATCGCCAGACGGACTGATGCGCGCGAAGGCTTCGGGATATCCCGCCTTTACGTCACTGATGGGCAACCAGCTTGAAAACCCGATGTAGCGCGCATCGCTAAAATCGCTGCGACGGCTTGACGGGTCATAAAACAAATCTCGGTAATCGATAATCTTGGCATAGATGTTTTCGTTATCGCATTCGATAAGCAGCGCGCCGATACTTTCAACGAAAAGGAATGATGATGCTTCGCGGATAAGACGTTCGATTTGTGCTGAATCAATGGCGTAGCGAATTAGCTTTGTGCAAGTCTCCGCAGCCGGGGCACCAGCAGAGTTACGTGAGAATGCTCGAACCTCCGTTTTTTGCGACGAGATAAGGCCAATATGCGCGTCAATGTTATCCTTGATCAGATTAATCGGAACCTCTGGCAGGTCATTATCTTCGAGGCTCTTTTTCCACTTCGTTGAAATCTGGTCGCCGTCATAGTAGCGACGGTCCCGGAACGCGTCCGCCCGATGTTCTGCACAGTTATTTGCAAACTTCATAAACATCGAACGAAGTTTAGAGGTCGAAGGCGGCGCTACGGTCTCGACAACTGCGTCCACAGCATCGCCGTTTAAATTTGTTCCATTGAAGTCATCCATGCTGTATTTATACGCATGGCCCTAATGTCGGTTGACCTTCGTCAGAACAGCAGGCTTTGGCTGTGGCGGTCCTTATGGACTACCTTTTTATAGCCAGACATCGGTGCTTTCTTCGGCTCTGCGGGAATGAGTGCATTGGCATATTCGCCAAGGACACGTCCCATCATAGCATCTGCGTCCACTTGGTCGTCATGCGCGCCAGCCGGGAACGCAATCAGTTCGTCAAATGTATCATAGCCGATAGCATTCTGCGGATAATGAACCTTCCCCTCCTCACACATTTTGATGAAAGGTCTGGCCTTTTCGACCTTGCCTATCGCGCCCTTAACTCGTGTGGACTTTTCATCGATTGCAATCCACAGCCCGAACTCCCGAAGGTAATTGCGGATAAGGCGTTCGCCTACCTGCCAAGATGGATCGGCTTCCGGAAACCACTTGAGGGGCTTCCATCGTTTGATCAGCGCGAGTGCGCCCCGGTTGGTAGGTGTATCTGCGATCTGTGGTTTACCGAGGACGGAGACAACGCCCATGGCGTCCAGCAGATCGCCCTTCCGGCGAACGCTATCCAGCAGCCAGATATGCCCCGTGGCATCCACGCCCCATATCCGGAAGACGTTGTAGTCTGACCGGGCGCTTTCGCGGCGCGCGTGGTCCGAGGTCATGTAGATGTTTAGCTGCTTCGGGGCCTGCGAGGGATCGAACATCGTCTGTTCGTGCGTGACGCCGTCCACGATGCCGCCCTGAAACCATTCGGCTTTGAACTCGGTCCCGGAATCGCCAGCAGGGCGCTGCTGATAAAGGGCGTTCCAAACGCGACCTGACCCACGATACTGGTCCCAATGCTCCGGGGTAAAATACTCCGGCCAGAGCATTTCGCCAGCTTTCCGTCCAAGAGGATCGTCAGGCAAATAGGCTTCCGCTGGCAGATTGACGACATGCCAGACCTGACCATCGCGACACAGGATGTCGCCGGATTCGCCCTTGTAGCCTTCGGGGAGGATACGCCCTGCAAGGTCGTCTTCATGCCATCTCGTCTGGATAATGACGAACCGGCATCCGGGACGCGCACGGGTCTTGACCGACGCTTCCCACTCTTTCCAGATTTTAGCTCTGACGGTCTGGCTATCGGCGTCCGCCTGACCTTTGATCGGATCATCCACGACGACGAGGTCCGCGCGCCGTCCAGTGATGCCCGACATCAGACCGCCAGCGTAGTAGCCGTTGCCGTTTTTCAGTTTCCAGTCGTTTTTGGCGTTCGTAGAGTCCGACAACTCGACATTGAAAATGTCTTTGAAGATTCGCTGGCTGACGATGGAGCGGGTATTCTCTCCCATCGCAGTCGCGAGTTCGGAGTTATAGGACGCGCATAGAACTTGGCGTCCGCGTTTCTTGCCGATGAACCAAGCGGGGAAGCAATTAGAACCGTAAGTCGATTTCGCGCTACCGGGCGGAAGAAACAGCATCAGGCGCTGCATCGTTCCGGCTTCGACCTGCTGGAATTTATCGATGATTAGCTGGTGATGTTTCGCAATTGGGCGGTCCCACGCGACGGGGAGGGCCATTGTCTCGTCATCATCTACGGGATTACCCGGCATATCGATGATTCGGACGAAATCTGCGAAGTTGTCGCGCGCCAGCAACTGGCGTGCGCCCATGATTGTATTAACTGAAAGGGAGGTCATCCCTTATTTAATCAATACCGACCTTTGAGGTTCGCGTTCCAGTATGCGCCCTTGCTGGACGATGCTGCAAAGCCTGCGGCGATGTTCGCCGGGACATTCGGAAGCCGATAGGTGCCGTTCCGGAAGGTGACTGTCAGGACTTGGGTTTCGGCGTCGTAGGTGCCGCGTATTCCGCTACTCATTCTCTCTTACCCGATCTGTGGTCGGGTATTTATCGCCAGAGCGGGGAAGGGCGTTGCAGACGGTGTAATAAGAGTTTGGTATTGAGGTGTGATCGGAGAGCAAGAAATGTCAGTTATCCAGTTTTTCGCTACCGCTTTCCTCTCGCTTGGGTCGCCAGCGGCGTCCGAGGTTCCGGTTTCCTTATTTGGGATAACGATGTTGGAGCCGCTCCTAATTCCTGCTTGTCCGATTGTAGGCGGCGTCGCAAAATTTGCGAAGGACTATGAGAAGCGCGGACGACCTTCGTGGGCGACGGTCCCGTATTCCGGGCCACTTACCGGGCCATGCTTCAAACGCAATTTGCCAAATGCCATATTTTCGACACCGCCGACTGACGAATGGGTTAGGATTTCATACCCCACGCATCAGCAACCCGAACTGGCGACATACGACAGCGTGGTTGTGTCGGTCATCGACGGGAGAGTTCAGGGTATTTCGTTTCATACGGTCGGGTTGTCGGCTCAATCTCTGGTGCTGGCCGCGCTGACGAAGAAATACGGCAAGCCATCCACAGACCGTATGGTTTCAAAGCAGAATTCTTACGGGGCAAAATACGACAGCGTGGTCGCTGTTTGGACTCTGACCGATCTGATTACTGCCAAATTTGAGGGCGTAGCGGAAAGCCTAAATGATGGATTCGTGAAGATTGAAACGCCGTTAGAGCATGAAAAAAACGAGGCGTTGGAGCGAGCCCTAATCAGCGGAACGCCGATGTAAATGATTGGCGCATCGGTTGGGAAACCAAATCGGTTCGCGACCCTTTCCGGCGTTTGTGTCCTGATCTGTGTCCTTGACTAAAACCGGTCTTGGGGGTAATCGTCATAAATCGGCTGATTTCAGCCGTTTTTGAGTAGATTTTTGCTTGCTGGTTTCTGATTTGGAGACCGACGCTCTAACCAACTGAGCTACACCCCTATCAAGCGGGGGCCATAAAATCATATTCGGGGCAGGGCAAGGCCGTAATGCCGCATTACGCCGCGGCGGCGGCGTCATATCCGCGATTAGCCAGCGCGCGGGCTTCGTCGACGGGCAGGGGGCGGCCGAAATAATAGCCCTGCACCTTGGTGCAGCCCAGATCCTGCACCATCCGGTGTTCGGCTTCCGTCTCGACGCCCTCCGCCGTGGTCGCCATGTCTAGGCTCTGCGCGAGCGCCACGACCGCGCGGATGATCGCGATCGCCTCCCGCACGCCCTTCGACGCCTGCGTGACGAAGCTGCGGTCGATTTTGATCGAGGAGAATCGCGTTCGGCTGAGATAGCCGAGCGACGAATAGCCCGTGCCGAAATCGTCGAGACTCAGCCGCACGCCGAGATCCAGGATCTTCTACAGCACCTGCACCGC